GCAGAACTACTATAAAATATTGTTGGCTGCTTCTTAGGATGATGCTCTGGTTCCCAATGATCCAATCTCTCATTCAAAAGACGAGTCTCTTCCAGAACATGTAGATTAATAGAGACAGAGTTGTACATAATCTGTGCATCATTCTCTCCAGTGAATACAAATCCTGCTCCACCCATGTCAGCAGCAAACTGATAGATCTCATCAAAACAGTCTATCATTTTATAAGGAATTTCATGAAAGAAATTACCTTGATATCCCTTAAATTCTAAAACCCTTTTAACAAAACTTCTCTCAGTCAAATCTCCATAAACAAATTCGTGTGCTTCTGTTTTTGAAAACTCTGGTGCTTTAAGATCAACACCACGTACCCAGTATCCTTTCTTTACAAGATACTTTACCATATGACTGCCAATCATTCCACCCGCACCTAATACAAGCGCAGTCTTTTTGTATTCACTCATAATACATTCAATCCTATACTATGTATTGTACATTAAGAACACAAAGATTTCAACCCCTCATCAAAAGATATCTGTGGTTTGAATCCTAAATTCCTTAGCTTATCTGCATTAACAGAATAGTTATATGCCTGAGCAACCTTATTAAACTCAGGATAATCTACATATTTAAATTCACTTTTACTTCCCAAATAATCTCTTGCCTTTTCCATAATAGTTTTAAAAGGTAAAGGATTACCTGCAGCAATATTCCATATAGAATCTGTCCATCCTCTTTCTATTACCAATTTCATTGCTCGACATATATCATTAACATGCATATAGTCTCTGAGTTGCATACCATCATCGTAAAGAGTAAGTGGTTTATCCTCCTTCATCAATCCAATGAGGAACTTAAGAACATTCTTCTGTGCTGAGACAGTCTTATCATCACCATAGACATTAGCAATTCTCATGATGCGATACTTCACACCAAAGGTTTTACAATATGAAATCAATAACTGTTCTGCACATCTCTTAGTAATGGAATAAAACCCTCCTGGTTCACAAGGATCTCCTTCTTTAGCATCAATTACATCTGTTCCATATACAAAAGCACTACTTACAAAATTAAAAGTAATATCTTTATCCTTACAGTGCTCTAATACATCTGCCAATACAGTCAGATTAGTATCTATATCAATATGCAAATCCTTAAAGACATGACTATTAGTAGTGGTGCTAATGAAATAGATTATATCTTTTGATTCTGGTTTCCTTTCTTCCCGTGGGATTTTAATAACCTCATCAGGATATAGATCACAAAAAGTGCCACCGATAAAACCAGTAGCACCATAGACAGACAGTTTATTGATCATGAGACGACCCCGAAAGATTTTTATAATACCAATACTTATGACAATCCTTAAATGATTTACCTTCTTGATCCTTTAATGACAACACTGGATCACCCTCAAAAGGCCAATCTATACCTATCTCTGGATCATTCCACATCAAAGTCTCCATATATTCTGGATAATAATAGTCAGTACACTTATATTCAAACTCTGCATAATCACTAAGAGTATAAAATGCATGAGCAAATCCTTCAGGAACCCACAACATTTTATTATTCTCATTCAATTCTATCCCAAACCATTTTCCAAAAGTATTAGAACTCTTTCTAAGATCAACAATTACATCATAGACAGCACCCTGTGTGCATCTAACTAATTTTCCTTGTGGATGTTGAGTTTGATAATGAAGACCCCGTAGAACCCCCTTAGAAGACTTAGAATGATTGTCTTGAACAAACTCAATGTCTTCTCCAATAGCATCCTTAAATCTTTGAGAACTAAAAGATTCTAAAAAGAATCCTCTCTCGTCTGCATAACGAGGAGTAGTGATGACATATGCATCTTGCAGATTAGTTTTCTGTGCTTTCATCAAAATACTTATCTAGAAGTTCAGGAGAATACTGTTCAATCTTTTCTTCTACCTTCTCATCTCTTTTTGCTTTTTCAAGCTCATAGACCCTATTTCTAAGTTCGGTAGAAGAGTATTGATGTCTTCTCATATGGAAGTATAACTCAATTCCGTTATCAATGCAATACTGTTTGCCAGTAAAATCCCTATCCTTATACTCTTCACTCAAAAATCTAATGTGAAGAGTTTGAGTTTGAATCAAATTGAGCAAATCTGCTTCTGTCTCATACACCAAAATCTCATCAACATATTTACAACCTTGCAACTGAACATAACGTTCATACACAGACTGAGTTGGTTTATTCTTTACTCCTGGACGATCTATAGTTGGATCCACCTGTAGTGCAACTATCAAATAGTCACACAACTGCTTCTCCATCTTCATCATTGTTACATGACCAGCATGAAATAAATCACACGAACTACAATTAAATCCAATTTTCATAATATATTATTACCTCATTACCCCTTGGTCTCTTCGTAGTAATCCCTATTCAATTCTCTATTAATTACATCAAGTATCCAAGAAAGTTTACTATCAATCTCAGATACCTTATCAGATGATATTCCATTTTCAAAGATTGATTTCTTTATATCCTCAACAGTAGCTGCATCAAAACTAGGAGCATCATGAGTATGAGATTCCAATGCCTGAAGACGCTTCTCTACCTCAGTATCATACTGAGACATATATGCACCACTATCAGATTTTTTTCTTGTTGCCATGATTTTAAGTTGAACTTCTAGATTATATATATCGGACACCTGCCCGATGCCATCTATAGGACTTGAACCTACGACCTGAGCGTTACTAATGCCCTGCTCTACCGACTGAGCTAAGATGGCCCATCCTTGACATAACAAGGAACTCCTTCCGGATCTAACCATTTAGTGTATTCAAAATCTTCAATAGCAGTGGTCATCTGCATTCCATTATCACAAAGATACATATCTCTATATCTCTTAGTGTAATAATCTTCCTTTTGAATACGGTAGTCTGGTTTCCCATTCTCCAGTGTTCCTACCTCAACATAACGGTAAGGATACCGTTCCATAATAACGTTCATGCTACCTCCGCAAGATCTTCAGCTATACAATCCATTATAAGGTTATAGTCAACTTCAGGATCTTCTTCTGTTAGTTCTACTAATCCTTCGTTAATATAGTAACGTTTGATTTTCTTATAAAGTTTTGGATTTTTTAAATCAAGAAATATTTCTTTGTTTGCTGCTGCACGTAAAGTGCTTAGATCTTTTTTGAACTTTGAAGTTAGCGTCATTGCTTTGTAATTGTGACTTTAAGATTATAGTAAAAAATGTAGCCTAAGTCAAGTGATTACATAGCAGTGCCTCCTCCTTTAGTGTGTAGATCATAGTAATATTCATCACCAGAAACAAGCACTGCACTGACTTCTCCATCAGTCACAGCAATCTTCTCACCTTTTTCCACTCGTTTCAGAATCGCTTGTTGATCTGCCACGAATTCTTTAATGGTTAAAGTTTTCATTCCTTAATACTAGCTGCGTAGTCTTTGTCGAACTGATCGAGACCTTTATCTGTAAGAATATGCTTATACATACCCTCAAAAACATTAGGTGGCATCGTAACAATATCAGCCCCATACTCAAATGCTCTACCAACATCTCTTACACCTCTAAGTGATGCTGCTAGAACTTCAGTCTTTGTGACCATATGTTCTCTGTATACCTTAGCAATATCTTTAACCAAACATAATCCACCAAAGGAATTATCATCAACCCTTCCTACAAATGGTGACACATACTTTGCTCCTGCTTTTGCTGCAAGTATTGCTTGTGCTTGTGAAAATATAAGGGTTACATTTACTTTAATACCCTCAACACTCAAATGAGCACATGCAAGAAGACCATCATAAGTACAAGGAACTTTAATAGTAGCAACCTTACCAAACTTCTTATGTAATCTCTTACCCTCAGAGATCATATTCTCCTTACTACCAATGACTTCCATACTTATATCATTAAGACCAATATCCTTGAACTCTTGATATACTTCTTCATGATTCTTACCACTCTTTCTAATAAGAGTAGGATTAGTAGTTAAACCGTCAATCAATCCAGTCTTCCAATGCTTACGAACGACATCTGTTTCAGCAGTGTCAAGAAAAATTTTCATAGTTAATTATGTCATCGGTTTATTTATTAGTTTAGCATACTCTTTAAATTATTGCACCCCACCCCCCTGAAGACAGATATTTCCTGAAAGACTTATCCTCTTCTCAGTAAGATCATTTGAATCATAAGGATAGACTGCATGACTTAGAGTAGCAGGAAATAAAATAAACTCTCCATTGTTTTCTGGTGTAAGATTAATACGATAATCATCGGGTCTTCCTGTTATTGTAGAATATGAAAATACAAATTCAGAACTAACGGGAAGTTGTAACCAAACCGTATATGACAATACTCCATGATGATTATGAACTGGAAGATAATCATTAGGTTTCTGAATATTAAACCAGGGAGTATCAAAAACAAAAGGACTATCACTATTCAAAAATTTAAGATTCTGAATATAATTAAAATGCTCTCTAAAGTGAGTGATATATGGTAGAAAAAAATCTTCTAATCTCTTACTACTTTCATCAGATACATTATAATGAGGGCAAGTCTGACTACCATCACTCTTTTTTACTCCAGTTATTCTAATCTCCCTACTCTGATAATTTACTGCTTCCTCTAACAAATCATTAAACAATTCCGTATCTAAAGAACCACGTATATAACCATCATTAGGAAACTGTATAATTTGTGTTGTCATACTCTTACAATAATATCACCATCCTCATCATCATCTTCTTCATCATCCCCTTCTAACTCTGCTCTTAATGCATCTATACGTGCTTGAAGATCTTTATACTCCTCTAAACTACATTCTGTCTTAGGCTCCTTGAAAGTTACACCCATCAATTCTTCACCAGGTTTAACATTCTGCATCTCTGGATGAACTGGTTTTTTCACCTGCGTTGTCCAAGTTCCTGTTCTATAATTCTTCATAGGTTCAGAAGTAGCAGTGCTCCATATGAGCCAAACAGCACCCAAAAGAAGAGAAAAAGAAGTAATTAAAAACACTATTATGGAAAGATTGTCCACTAGATCCCCGGTATTTTTT